AACTTTCCATTTTTTATTTTTGGGATCTTTATAAAAGTATTATCAATTTTTCTCTTCATCTTTCTATCCCCTTTCGGTCTACTGTGCTTTTCTTTATGTTTATATTATATCATGTAAGTATACTTACGTCAAGAGAAAAAAGTATTATCATAAAAAAAGACCACATCGAATGATATGGTCTTGAGTCAAGGATAGATATATAAGTTTAAGCAATATTAAAGAATTGCTTCAGAAATAATTTTATCAAATTCTCTTATGTTTATTTTCTTTCCAAGAAGAATTTTTATATGTCCAATAATGGTCCAAAGTTCGACCTCAGAGTTAAAATCAAGAATTTTTCCGGCGTTTTCTGTAGAATACATTTTAATAGACGAATATGGGAGAGAGTAAGTTTCTACTTTTTTACCCGTAATTCCCTGTGCATCTCTTACAATAATTCTTTTGTTCGTAAAGACAGCTACATCACGAATGGTTTTAAATGCGTGTAGTGCTTTTTCGCCGTCAATAAGAGTTTCTGATACATCGGATGGGACTTCACATGGTGAGTTGAAAGTCCAGGTTAAAGTGGCTGATAATTGTTCTGCTGACATAATAAAATCTCCTTTGTTAATAACATTTTTTACATGGGGTAAATCCTTCTGATTTGGCCTCACTGATTGGTTCTTCTCTTGGGTTGTCCATATTGCTACAATTTGGATTAGAATGATACTTAGATCCGGTATTTGGAACCCAGACCATTTCCTCTTGTGATTCTGTAGCTGCAGCTTCTGCTTTCCGTTTCGCTTCTTCCTCTGCTTTCTTTTTGGCAGCTTCGGCTTCCGCCTTCTTTTTGGCGGCTTCTTCTTTTTTCTTTTTTTCTTCTTCTGCTTTCCGCTTTGCTTCTTCTTTAGCCTTTTTTATGGCGGCTTTATCTTCGACTTTGACTTTTATTTTATTACTAGATATATCGCTTCTATTATCTTTAATATATAGAGTGACAGTACCAGTCTTTTTACCACTGCGAATAGTAAAGTCACTTTGCGAAGTAGTAATAGTATCATCAGTGGATAAAATCTTATCTTTGGAAACAACTACCTTCATATCAGTCGAATAACCGTTATCCGGTGTAAACTTAAAGTTCACTTTTTTAGAACTATTTACATCAATAACAATATCTTCATTATCAATAGTAATAGAGGAAACATTTGGATTAAGCCAGAAAGAAACAGCAATATATAAGATAAAAAATAGCCCGCCAAACAGAATGACTTTCCTTTTGCTCTTTTTATTTTTATTTTTATTTCCATTTATATCGTCAGGAGACTCTTCGCTATTATGATGATAGCGTTCATCCATATATACCTTTTCTCTACCATGAGAAGTTTCGACATAGTAGGCATCTTTCTCAAATAATTTTTTCTTAGCTTTTACTGGTTCTGTTTGTTCGGTGCTTTTACTGCTCTTTTCGGTTCCCGATGTTTCCGAATAAGAGATTCCCGTTCCTGGGATCCCCACTGTTGTTGTTTTCTTTCCGGAAGAGCTTACAGTATGGTGCATTCCCTTTCCACCAAAGGTAACACTTGTGCTTTTTTTATTCAGATTTACTTTTACACCAGGTGCGACTTTGAAACTTTTTCTGAATCGTAGTCCCATTTTTCATATCCTCCTCAAATTTTTTATTATATTATACAAAATTTTGTAATAAAAAGAAATAGATATATCGAAAAAAACGAATTATTGTGTCAGAGTCTGACACAGAGAAGATTTATGGATACTATCAGAAAAAGCTAAAGGTAGTCTGGCAAGGTTTCCATACTAAGGATAAGGAAGTGCCCGGTTTTATTTTTTGACTAATCTGTCATTATATTATAGAGGTGAATAAATCTAAGCTAAAAGTAGGAAAATATGCGAAGGAGGGTATGATGAGAATACTTTTAGCGGAGCAAATGAAAAGAAAGGGATTATCGTATAGACAGTTAGAAATTTTAACCGGCATCAGTAAATCTACGCTGCATAATATCGCCACAGGTAAAAGAATACCCAGGATGGACACAATGGAGAAGCTGGCGGAACATTTGCATGTAAAAATAGAAGACTTATACGAATCAGAATACAAATGAAAAAAGTGTCCACGTTTGTGGACGGGACGGTTTTTGTGGTGCGAAATATGATACAATTTAGGAAATGAGTTAACAGAAATTACAAGTTGACGAAAATATGTTCGAGTTATATAATGAAAGAAATCGAACATATTTTCTGGAAAGAAAGGGGCACGCAAAATGAAGAAAAAGGAAAGGGTAAAAGACTATGGGAAATTGATTATTGATTTGGTAGATAAGATTGACGACCAGAACAAACTGAAACGCATATATCAATTTGTGAAATACATATATGTTCATTTCTAGAGAAAAGAAAAAGGAGCTTTACACTAAGAATAGTGCGAGCTCCTTTTTCTTATTCTTTTACAAATATTTTTTTAATTTGTTTTTTGATTGCATCTCTGGCATCTGCCGGAAGTCCCAAGTAAAAATTTAAAATGTCTCGATCGTCATCGTCCAAGTCATACTCGATACACAGCTCATCCAGAATAGTCTCTGGTAGATCTTCAAACATTTCGCCATCGCCATATGTCAGGTAATCGTAATTTACCTTATATTCACGGCAGATGGAAAGAATCATTTGCTCAGTAACATTATTGATTCCATTTTCAATACGACTAACAGTTTGTTTTTTTACACCAAGCTTTTCACCAAACTTGTCGAGTGTGAGCCCCAATGCTTTACGAATTTCTTTTACGCGCTCGCCTTGCGTCATTTCTTTTTCCTCCTTTCTCTTAAGTACACAATACCATGACAGAACAGAAAGGTCAATAAAAAAGTTCCGTAAAGTGACAAAAATTCATTGACAAAATCAATTAAGGTGACTATAATGTAAATATACGGAACAGGAAGCGAGGTGAGAACATGACAACGACAACAAAGAAAAACAATATCGAGGAACAGAAAAACGATTTAAGAGAAATGGCTTCTTTACTTAAAGAAATGAGCAAAGAAGAAAAAGAAAACTTTAAATACTTCATGAAGGGCATGAATTTAATGGCTGAATTGATGACGGCTGAGAAAGCCGGATAGGAGGCAGATATACATATGAAGAAAGAAAATAATCCAAAAGAACAGACAACGATCCGTCTAACCGTTCGAATCCCGGATGAATTAGAAAAGCAGGTAAGGGATGAAGCGGAAAGACGGGGATTGAGTATAAACCAAATGATGATACAGATGGTTACAAGATATCTTAAAGATCATCAAGATTGATAGGACCATTTTTTTGTTCGTATTCTTTAATACGTTGCTTAATGATACATTCCTAATACATAGGTGGCTAAACCCAGACGAGCAATCCTGAATACTTTAAAGAAGGAGGTGGTTGTGATGGAATTACATACAAATCCGGACGGAACAACTTGGATGGATTGGGGGAATTCCAGCCCAGAAGAGTTTACGAGTAAAGTTTATAGTTTATTGCATGCGCTTCTAGAGGACCAACACGAATGTAAGCTCAAGATGACGAGAAATTTAGAAGCGGAAGAAAGAAGAAAAAATGAGAAAAAATAAAAACGTGCCCTTAAGGGAGCGGCAACTCCCGATCGGGCACATGAGTAATAAATCACCTAAAGTATACCTCATGATAGAGGAAAAGAAAAGGAGAAAATTATGATCACAGAAGAAAACAAGTTTTTAGGATTGGAAGAAATCAAGAACTTAATCGAAAAAGTATACGCAGCACAGCAGGCAGGAAACTACGTGTTTTTTAGTTGCAGCAATTATGCCGTAAGAGTGCTTGCTATGAAGGGAGAAGTTTCTAAAAACAACGAATGGGACAAAAAGTTTGAAATGGAAACTTATACTGGCGACCCGATGCAAGAATACAATGCCTGCATCGCTTATCTTGAAAAACTGGCATTCGATAAGACACAGTAATTTCCACAAAAAAGAGACGGTTGGCAAATCTCAAAATAACCGTCTCTTATCAGCATCATTCCCAATAAATGATATTTTTATTCTATCCTATGTCAAATAAAATTGCAAGTATTTGGGGTGATGATTTTGGAAAAAGATCTAACAAAAAAATTAATGAAGGCCCATTCCGTTGATGATACGCTACACAGGAAAGATATATCCTATGTGGGCGAGATTCAGCGAGGGGACAGGGTTTATAAATTGCATGTTTCGCCATCGACAGATGCCGAAGAAGATAAATATTTTTATCAAGTATTTATCATTCGAGATGGTAAGCGATTAACTGAATACGAAGCAATTTTTGGTAAAAAAGAGAAAAAAAACTGGAGGAAAAAATGATACACAGCTTAAAATGTCGTGCGGATTTTGCTGTCCGCATGGATGCAAAAGGAACAGAAGTTTTAGAAACAAGCAGATCAACCGTCCTGGTACCAGTAGTGCGCTGGAATAAAAAAGGAATTAAATGGTTTGATGATGAGCAATTAGTGAAGGAGGCGAAGTGCTAATGAAAACTGTAGCAGTGATGACTCCTAAAGGAGGAGTTGGTAAAACGACAACAGCTAACACGATTGCTTATATCTTAGGGCAGGAGATGGGAGCGAAAGTCCTCTTAGTTGATGCGGATCCACAGGGAGATTCTTCAACGAGCTTTGGAATTGAAGACGAGCAAGGGCTTACAAATCTTTTAGAAAATCATATTACAGCAGGTGGGAGGTATTCGACTAGGGATGTTATCCGGCATACGAAATATTCCAATGTTGATATTATTCCGGCAAATGGATACTTAACATGTACAGCTACCAACCTGTCAAACGTCAATGATTCAGGACAAATCTTTCGTTTTAAGACGGCATTAGAAGAAATATCTGAGGATTATGACTACTGCATTTGCGATTGCGGACGTTTGCTGGATGTTGTAATTATTAATATCCTTGTGACAACAGATTTACTTATAGCCCCAGTTAAGCCTGGCGGCTTTGAAGTAAGCGCGCTTGAAAATTTAAATAAGCAGCTTGCTACTATTCGGACATATAACCACAATGTAGAAGTAAAGATCCTTCTTAATATGGCAAGAAATACACTTGCTTTTAAGGGAATGGAGACCTGGGTAAAACAGAGAAGCGGATTAGGCTATTTTTCTACAAATATCAAACAGTCTACAGTGATAGAGCAGGCAACATTAAAGAAGCTGCCATTGCCAGAACACGCAAAGAAAGCAGACGTAACAGCCAGCTATAGAAAAATTGTTGAAGAGATTGTAAGAGAGGTAGGGTGAGGCAGATGGGAAGCTTTTCGATAGCAGATATGCTTAATGCACAGACAAAGGCGGAAGCAACAAAGATTCCGTCTGCTCACTTCCGGACAGAAGATATTTCTATAAAGCGGATGTATCGAAATAAGGAAAACCGTTACAATCTGGAAAACATAGAAAGCCTTAAATCCAATATCAAAACCGTTGGACTCCGGCAGAACCTCGAAGTGATATATGCCCCCTGTGAACAGGGTGACTACCGGATATTATCCGGGGAAAGACGCTGGCTTGCTCTAAATATGCTGGTGGATGAAGGCTGCAAAGAATATGAAATCGTAACCTGTAAAGTTAGCTGCCCGCAAGATGAAGACATGGAGCGGTTAGAGCTGATGGCAACGAATTCCTATCGTGAGAAGAATAATGAAGATCTGCTAATGGAAGTTAAGGAAGCCACAGCCACTTTCAGGAATTTAAAAGAAAGGGGACAGAACGTCCCCGGGTATGATTTGCAATCTGGAAGGATTCGGGACATTGTTGCAAGCTTTTTAGGACTGTCAAAAACAAAGGTGGCACAGATCGAATGCATCAATAATAATCTATTCGAGCGATTAAAATCACTCTTGAAGCAAGATAAGATTCCGTTTTCTGTTGCGTATGAAGCAGCAGGATTAAATTCCAAATTACAGGTCAAAGTAGTTAGAAAATACTACGAAAATGGAAAAGTGACCTTAAAGGATATCAAGGATATCAAGCAGGAATATGAAGAGAAGAATATTCCTGGACAAATTGAAATGGATATTCCAGCACCGGATCAGGAGGAAAAGACAGAGGTACAGGCACCGACATTTACCATGATACAGCCAGAAGATAAACAGGCGAGCATTATCAAAGAATCTGTTGATAGTGTCAAAACAGAGGTTGATGACATAAAAGAAAAAGCGGATATTGCACTGCCTGCGAA